AGATGATGCTGCGTCATATGGAATGGTTCGAAGCCGCAGACCTGATCGTTAAAGGTATGGAAGGCGCAATCGCTGCCAAAACCGTGACCTACGATTTCGAACGTCTGATGGATGGCGCTAAGCTGCTGAAATGTTCAGAGTTTGGCGACGCGATTATCGCGAACATGTAATCCGCCTTGCGGGTTAAACAAGAACGGGAGCCAGTTGGTTCCCGTTTTTATTATTAGCTTTCTAACGGTTATCAAAATTTTATCAAAACAAATTATCAAAATGCTTGCCAGCTACTTCTGGCAGTGATAAATATCCAATATTTACTAAATGAGAAATTAAAATGAGTGGAAATACTTCTGATTTCCCAAATAATTCCTCCAGAAAACCAATCGGCTGGAGAGAAGAGTATAGTGATTTTACTGGCAGTATTATTTTTTACATGATTTTTCCTTTACTTCCTTTGCTTTTTGAATCAATTAACACAGGAACTCATCCCACGATACAGTCATTAACTATTACTGCATCGATTTATTCTTTCTCAATTGGGGTCTCTTCCCGAGATAAAGCTATCTTCTGTTTGGGTATTTTTTGTGGTTTTATTCTCGCTTATCTCTACGGAAAAGTGAGTGAGCCAAAGGTTATTATATACACTTGGCATTATGTAATTACGGTAATATTACTAGCTATAATATTCATATGCCACCTTTTTGAACGATTCAATAAGCACGTTGTTGAGTGTGAACCCGTGTTTTCATTTAAGTTTACAAGAGGTGCGTGATGGAAGATATCATATTAATTTATGCTAGTTTAATCGTATCTTCTTTGGCGGCAATTGCTGGTTTAGTTACCTCGATTATGCACACTCGCAAAAAAGTAAAAGCCAGTGAAGAACTGACGACTGAGATGACAAAGAATTTTAGTGAGCTTGAGTCTATTGATAAAAGTATAGAGGATTTGGAAGCGACAATTAGACGCCTTGAGAATGAGGAGTTAAAGATAAAAATAGCAATAGATTCTTTAAAGGAAAGTGATTTTAAACAAACGAATGAGACAAATCATATATTGAATGCCTTGATTAAAGATGAGGTCTTCATAAAGGTGCTTCTACAAAGTTATAAAAATTTGGACAATGAATCCAGAAATGAACTTAATTTAACTTTTGCCAAGTCTACAGACAGGGGCCTTCATCGATTTATTAAGAAAATAGCCTCCTCAGTACTTAATAGCTTAATGATTAAAGCATAATTTCGAGCGCGCGAGGGGCTTCCTTGCGCACTCTTTAACCTACAAAAATCCAGTCTTTTCCTCTGTCATCATGATAGTGAGCTGTCTGATTCGGTGATTTATGGCCGAGCAGTTTCTGAGTATCAATCCCCTGAGCTACATAAAGACGTTCTGCTAAAGAGCGTTGCTCATGAAATGTCGCCGGAGTTCCTTCCCCCCAGCTTATCTCCGCTTGGTCTCTGGCTTTGCTGAAATTCATCGTCAAGGTATTGGCTTTCACCTGCGCCCCTCGTTCTGCCTGCGAAGTAGCCCGGAAGAAATGTACCAGATAAGGGCTAACTGCATAGTCCCGACAGCGAGCCACAACTTCACGTAAGCTCCAGTTGATCGCATTAAGGCGAAGCGACAGAGGAATGGCTATTTTGCTGCCAGTCTTTTCCTGAATAACGTGCAGATGGTCGTCCCAGATATCGCTAAATTTCATTCTGGAAATATCACCGAGCCTTTGCCCTGTAATCAGCGCCAGCAACATAGCGTTACCCATATATTTGTGATTCGCATCGGCAATAGCGAATATCTTTTGCCATTCTTCCAGGCTAAGGCGCTGTCGGGTGATTCGACGTCGTGGCTGTTTTGTGGCGAGAGCTGGGTTATGCCCCGGTGGAACTTCCCCTGCATGCTGGGCTTCTTTAAAAACGTCTATCAAAACAGAGCGGATAACCTGGGCCATTCTCGGCTGTCCGGCTGCAACATATTCATCAAGTATCTGCGCAATATCACGGACATCGACAGCCGGAAGAGCCTTCATTCCTGCCCGCTCTTTTAGCAAGGCGACAGGCTTATTTTTCTGTTTGTATGTATTGAGTTTTATATCCCCTGATTTGAGTCGTTCTTCCTGAATTTTCCAGTATCGATCCAGCCAGGTGGTGACGGTTATTGCTTTTCCTTTGCTGGCGGCAATTTTGTCGCTTATCGCCATGATCTGGCGAGAACGTTGCTCTGCAAGACGAGTATTAGCTTCGGTAGCAATCGCTATAGCCTCGGCTTCATCAGTGCCGAGAGCATGAAATTTCCCTGTGATAGGGTGTTTATAACGCCAGTAAACCTTGTTGACCTTCCGGCTATACAGCGGATATAGATTCGGTACGCTTACATTATTTTTACGGGGTCTGGCAGCCATCGTTAAGGATCCTTAATAACTTTGGTGAATCAGAATTCTTGATAATGGGCGAAGCTAATTCACCAACCAGTTCCGCATCTTCACGTACACGCCACAATCTTCCTTGCTTCATCGCGGGTGGAGAAAAAAGGTTTTGTTTTGCATAACGACGAAGAGTGGAAACACTGGGTGGATTGCTGCGATATTTATCTGCTGCCCATTCCTCAAGCGTTAACATCTGAATCATGGTTGGCTCTCCACACCGGCTGCAACCGGTTATTTAAGTCTGTAGGCACATGACGAGCACCCTTGGCGGGCGCCGTCGTTAAAGCTGATACAAATCTTTGATTCGCTGGTGGCCGGAGCCTCCTGCTTGATTATTCTGTCCGGTACCAGCACCGGTATCTGTTCGTGTTGCCGCGAGTAATTTAGCGAACATGTTTACTTCCCCCGCAGCTCGTTCAGCTGCTGGCAATCCACGCAGGTCCTGCAACCGGGAACAGCAGCGCGACGCGCTTCAGGAATGTTTACGCCACACGCTTCGCACTTCTCAGCTGACACAGCGTCACGGTCGATGCGAATGCGTTGTAAGGCATGCTCCATGGTGAGCTCTACCAGAGCGTTGGCCTGGTCGATGATTTCTGCTGTCATGCTTCACTGCCTTCGATTTTTTTATATTCTGAGAAGATCTTCGGCCACTCGCCGCTAATGCGACGCTGTAACTTCTCTCGTGCTTCAAGTCGCTCACATCGGTACGCAGGCCGATTGATTGGCAAATGGTCAGGGCGGAACCAACCTTCCGGCAATTCATTCAGGGCATCGCTATCTGCCTTTGTCATTGCTTTAATACTCACGGCTGCACCTCCGATTTGCTGCGGAGCAGATTTGCTACTGCAACCAACGAATCATGCATTTCCATGGCACCAGCTGAGCGCAATTCTGCGTCTTGATAACTGATGTCATGCCGGTCCATAACGCAGTCGGTGTCGAGATAGTCTGAGCTATTTTCCAGAGCGTCAGTAATCGCTTCTGCGCGCAGGGAGGCGAGGATGGCGTCGGTGGCGGGGGTTGCAATATCGCCACCATCCACTAATTCAATCTCGCGCTCCCGTTCAGTGAGCTTGCACACCCGGTATTTACGGTTAGGAAGCCTGGCCGCAACCTGAACATCAAATTCCTCGTTGTAGCCGAGCATTATTTCATTGGCGATATCTTCAGGGCTGCAATAAGGCACTTCAGGGTCTTCTGCATCCCAAAACATTAGGTTCGACTTCAGCGCCGCATTCTCCGCAGCCAGCTGCTTCACTTCATTACGCGATTCGCACAGTGCCACGAACTGTAGATCGAGACGGTCTGCCATAGCGGTCATTAACTTTGCTGCTGCTGGTGGCAGAGTAGGGGCTGTCACTCTGGCTTCGGCGATCAGCTCTTTGGCATTCATTCGCATGTTGGTATCTCCTGCGCGCTGCAACGCGCGATTTTTGGTTGCACGAATCCCTCGCCGGCTGGCGATTAATAAAAATGGGTTCGCTTTAATAAACGCCCGGAACAGAGTAGGGCGCTTAATGAAGCGGGCGGCTGCAACCGCCCAGGTATCTCCACACAGATGAAAGCGCGCTCCGAGGAGTTTGCATTAACGACCAGACACTTGAGGGAGAGTGCCGGAGCGCGCTTGCATCTATGCGAAAAAAAATGCGGCACCCTCACGGGTAAGGATCCGGTGCCGCCAATGACTACACACTGCGTTTTGTTACTTTGTGGTGCCGGGTGCCTCCCGGTGATCGCATCCAGTTACGTGCGATCGGGTACCAAACCACCTGATAAAGACCTTGTTAACTGTCCCGCGCGCGCTGAGCCGCATTCACCACAACGGGGAGAGCATTCGAACCTGGACTGCGATTATTTGCGGGTCTTTCGACTGCATAACCAGGGCAACATTACCGACTGCTCTCTCCTGTTGCGTCCTCGTCTCTTCCGAGGTGTCACACCGTATCGCCGCGATGGTGAGTCACCGTATGGCGCATGCCTGGCTTGCACATTCCGGCTACCCACAAGCCCAATGCAGTACTTCAAGGGAGGCTGTGGACCGCTTCGACGCATGTGCCATACGCCGTGAATTAAAGGTACCTTTAGTTACCTTTATCGTCAAGCGTCTATGTTCCAAAAGTTACATTGAGGGGTAAAAAAATAGCCATCGTATGATGGCTACAGGTTTAAAGGTTTTGGGTAATTTGGACAACCTTACCAACTATTCGGCAATTGCCATCTATCGGTATCGGCTTGAAAGCGGGGTTCAGGGGCATCAAATAGCTTTGAGGGCTATCCCACACTAATTTTTTAACTGTCGCCTCTGATGAACCGTCCAACACCGCTACAACGATTTTTCCATAGAGATCATCCATCTGACCGTAATTTGGTTCAACAATAACGATAGAACCTTCAGGTATTGATGGCAGACCGTTTGGGTTTGTCATCGACTCTCCTCTGACAATCAGGCCAAAAACTTCACTGGAAACATCAGCAGTGGTTTGCGTCCATGAAATCACGTCAGATAGCCTCGCATCAGCATAAGTTTCGGTCCAATGACCAGCTTGAACGGCAGAAATAATCGGTACGGCTGTGGGTGCCTTAATGAAGGGGATCAGCTTGGTGTCATCAGCTGTGTCATCGTTCTTACCGTACAGCAGCCATTCAGGGCTGGTGGCGAGCGATAACGCAAGTTGGTGAAGATTTTCACCATCTGGTTTCGTCGATCCATTTTCCCATTTCGTAACCGAAACTCTGCTAACCCCAAGCCGTTTGGCTAAGGATTGCTGCGTGATTTCCAGTTGTAATCGTCGTGCCCGGATTCGGTCTTTCATTTCAGTTTTCATGTAACTAATGTTACCCATAAGAGAGGTAACTGTTGTTTGCTATTTGATGTACCTTTTGTTACCTTTAAGGCGTCATCATTTAGGAGGAATTATGCGTAAAACCGATGTTGTGAATCACTTTGGCGGTATCTCAAAAACAGCCACCGCTCTTGGCATTTCTCATCCTGCCGTGTGCCGCTGGGGCGATGTAATTCCAGAGAAACAGGCTTTCGTCATCGAGCGAATCACAAATGGTGTTTTGAAGTACGACGCGAAGATGTACCAGAAGCCTAATGAAACGGCCGCTTAACCGTAACTACCAAAGGAAAAACAAGATGGTAGAGCACACTTTAAAAACTGTGGTTAAGGCGATGTGTAAAGCCTACCCGGGCGGGCGCGAGGCGATGGCTGGTGCGCTAGGTATGAGCGTTACGCAGTTCAACAACAACCTGTACGAGAAAAACGGCTGCCGTTTCTTCGAGGCCTCAGAGCTGGAAGCAATGGAGGACATTTCCAACACCTCTTGCCTGGCTGACTACTTTGCCCGGCGCCGCGGATGCCTGCTGGTGGAACAGCCGAACATGGAAGATCTCGATCGCGTTGACCTTTTCAGCCGGTCGATGAGAACAGCAGCAGCGCGCGGACACGTCGACCAGATCATTCAGCAGGCGCTGGAAGATGGAGTGATTGAGCAGGATGAAGCCGAAGAAATTATGGAGTTTCACCGTCGCCATATGGCTGCGCGTGAGGAAGAGATTGCCGCGATTATCGCGTTATTCAGCCGTAAAAAGAAGTGACGCCAGCGGGTTGCAGCCCCTGGCGTCGTGGCGTGTCGATCAATGTGGAGATACCTACGCATGAACAGTTTAACAACACAGTACCGCAGGTCGCAACTTGTAGCGCTTCCTGTTACCGGCGGTAAAGGCCCGGTGCAGTTCGTGTATGGGGTAAGAGTACAGGGCGCTGTTGAGCCTGTCAGCTACCCGTTTGCTGAGTGGGTTGTAGGTGATTTTAACAGCCAGGCGGAGAAAGCCGAATGCGAGAAGTCGACAGGTGGTTCCGTGACAGAAGAGGCATCCCCGTCCGTGTCATACGGTGGGAGCCAGAATCGCGCCGCGTTATCTATCTGCGGTCTGACTACCCCCACGAATGCTTCAAACCACTCCATATCTTCAAGCGCGACTTCAGAGAAATAAAGGACGACCATGAGCACTAAATTACAAGGCTATGTCTGGGACGTTTGTGCCGCCGCTGGCATGAAGCTGACCAGCGTTGCCATCATGGCGCGCCTGGCCGACTACAGCAACGACGACGGCGTGTGCTGGCCTTCCATCGAGACCATTGCCCGCCAGCTTGGTGCGGGTGAAAGCACCGTGCGCACGGCGATCGGCAAGCTTGAGCAGGACGGCTGGCTTTCCCGTCAGCAGCGCCGCAAAGGCAACCGTAACGCGTCGAACGTCTATCAGCTCAACGTGCAAAAGCTTCAGGCCGCTGCCTTTTCTCACCTGTCAGAATCTGACACCTCAAAATCTGACGGGTCAGATTCTGACGCCTCAAAATCTGACGCGTCGAAATCTGGCAAAAAAGGCGGTTTTCACCCGTCAGAATCTGGGGGGGATCCGTCAGTAAATTCAAAACAAGATCCATCAGATAAAAATCAAAACCCTTTCTGTCCGGTTGCTGCGCAACCCGACGATGCGGTGATGGTTACTGACCAGGCTAAACAGGTTCTGACTTACCTGAACCAGCAAACCGGATCCCGTTACCAGGTGTCGAAAACGTCGATGGAACACATCCGGGCTCGCCTGGGTGAAGGGTTCAGCGCTGAAGAGCTGAAGCTTGTCGTGGATTACACCAACGAGAAGTGGAGCGCAGATTTGCAGATGGCGGGATACCTGCGCCCGACAACGCTTTTCCTGCCGAGTAAATTTCCCGGTTACCTGCAGGCCGCGACAAAGTGGAAAGAAGCAGGGTGCCCGGTGCGCCGCAACGGCGAATGGGTCAGCAGCACAGCTTCCCGAGCGACATTCCAGAACGTCGATTACTCGCTGCCGCAAAACTCGGGGTTCCGCTCATGAGATACGGATCTGTATGCAGTGGCATCGAAGCCGCAACAGTGGCATGGGCACCGCTTGGCTGGAAAGCTGCGTGGTTCGCCGAGATTGAAAAATTCCCTTCAGCCGTGCTGGCCGCCCGCTGGCCTGAAGTTTCCAACCTTGGCGATATGACCAAAATCGCCGCCGCGGTGCGCGCTGGTGAAGTAGAAGCGCCGGATGTTCTGGTTGGCGGTACGCCGTGCCAGGCCTTCAGCATTGCTGGTTTACGTAACGGCCTCGCCGACGCGCGCGGGCAATTAACCCTTTCCTATGTGGAGCTGGCAGATGCCATCGATGACAAGCGCCGCGAAGCCGGTGAAGAAGAAGCCATTATCGTCTGGGAAAACGTCCCCGGCGTGCTCAGCAGCAAAGACAACGCCTTCGGCTGCTTCCTTGCCGGTCTGGCTGGAGAAGATGAGGCAATCGAACCTGGTGACCGACCTGCAGCAGGAAAAAGTAACCAGTTCTGGCGCTGGAGCAAAAAAGCCGGTCATCACATTGCAGCATGGCCGCAGCGTGGTTGTGTTTATGGACCACAGCGCGCGCTGGCCTGGATTGTCAGAGATGCCCAATACTTCGGAGTGGCCCAACGACGCAAGCGTGTGTTCGTTGTCGCAAGTGCTCGAACAGGGTTCGATCCCGCAGAAGTACTTTTTGAGTTCGACGGCGTGCGCCGGGATACTCCGCCGAGCCGAAGCACGGGGAAGGCAGTTGCCGCCCTTACTGCGCGAGGCGTTGGAACGTGTGGCGCAGACGACAACCAGGCTCAAGCTGGACATCTGATTGCCCAATGCGCAAATGGTGACGTCAGCCATACCCTGAAAGGCGAAGGCTTTGATGGTAGCGAAGATGGTACCGGGCGAGGCGTGCCAGTGGTCGCGTTCGGAGGCGGCAATACCAGCGGCAGTATTGATGTCGCTGCATGTTTGACAGCAAAAGGCCAACGAATCGATTTTGATGTTGAAACCTTTGCTGTACATGGCACTCAGGACCCTGACGTTAACAGGGAATTCGCCCACACAATCGGGCGGAATAATGGCGCTGAGAATGTTGTGTTCGGCAAAATGCAGGTGC